GATTCAACAATGATGTCGTCGCCATACACGCGGTATTGAGATTCGCGTGGATGTCCTCCAACCTCTCTTATCGATGCTTCGATAATCGCAGCAAAAACAAGACACTCTACGGGAAAGCATAGTGCTGATCCCATAGGAGCGAACTTGTTGAGCTTAAGCACGGAGCCGTCTGGTAGTAGCGCTCGATCAGAGCGACAACACCAGAACATCTCTCGTAGCGACGATTCTCGAAACCACGTCTTCACAAGAGACCAGGATACACTATCGCTGGCTGCCGTTAGATCAATAGTGGAAAAACTTCCATCAATTGATCCAATAAAGGCAAGTTCACGATTGAGTTCCTGGTTCTCGAGTGAAATTCGCCTCTTTAAGTATTTATGTCTCCTAATATGAGAAGACAAAGACTTAAAGAATCCTTGTTGGTACCATTGAAGTGTTGTTGGTTCCATACAAATTGTACGGAGACTCGTAACACTCTTTGGTACAAACACGACTTTAGAAATGCGTTCAAAAGCACTTCTTGGTCGAGGGGGGATAGGAGGTGGTAACATCCTCTGATCCAGATAACGTGTCCAGACATCGCATCCGATCGCTTTATACTTTTCAGCAAGCGACCGACCGGTGTCGGCAACGGAACCTGGACCATGTTTGCAATCGACCTCTGTATAGAGGTCGGAATAGCGAACATCCCCAATCCTAGGAAACCATCTAGTTATGATATCTCGTTCTTCGACTGTGTTACTCACAGTAGATAGACGAGATTCATGATCTAGATAGTCTTGCATTGCCTTCGCTTCCAAATCAGGTACATCACGTAGTGATAACCTGGATAGGAAAACAAAGGCAGTATGCAATAGGCGAAACGTGTCAGTGTTGGCGAATTGCCCCCACTGATCGATGAGACCCTTCAGTGGATGGAGTATTCCTTCCACTATACGATCCTCTGCTGATAGATAGTGTTTAAAGCTATCCCAAGTCATCGGATGATCATCAATACAATTTTGTATTAATAATCGATCTGATGACTTCAGCAGATCTACCAGAGTCATAAGATCTATTCTCAACACATATTTAATGTGATCGAGAGGATCCCACTCTGGAAGTGAACCGAAAGGGGTCGTGAGGTCAACCAAAGCCATTTCCCATAAAAGGATAGCGTCTTGCGCAGTGCGCAGATCGCGTCCTCTTAGAGGGGAAGAAAGGCGATGGATGGTCGTGCACCGAGCATACTGCTCGACGTCTTTCCAAATCAGATTGATCTGGTTGATCCGGTTCGACATCTTCTATCCTCCTTACATATCAGGAGGTAGAAGACTGCCGCGGAACATTGCTTTTAGTCGATCACTAGACATCGAGCCTGTAGCAAACAGACCCGAAACAAGTCTACCGACAAAAGCAACGATCATATCAGCGGTGATTATTTCACTCGCTGGTATCTTCAATACCATGTGACCTTCTATAGGAAGGGCCACTTCGTATGAAGGATCTACAGAGTCGACCACTGTCCATGTGTCAATCAGTTGGCAGAGTATTGATGCTCCGCGACGAGATGACGCATAGAGAGTTGGATCGATTGCCGCGTTGCGATAAATGTCTTTAATATCATTCATCGCGAAACGGAATTTCTCTGGACGATCGATCGGACTGGTTAAATTCGTGATGATAACCTCATTAGGTTCATCACTACGAACACGCCAATCCGCTCCAAAATTGACATTATCACGAGTTAGTGTTAATGTCGGAGAACCGGATATCGGAGTATCCGTACGATTGAGTACGATACTTTTGGCCATATGGGCCTCCTTCCTGCATGCTTTAAACACATGCACTTATTAGGTGCTATCGTCTTCCTTTTTGGATGATGATAGCGAGAAGTTCCACAATATTGTGAAACTCCTCCGGTGAACCTAACCTGAGTAACGGGAGGGTAAGGTGTGAAGATAGATTTCTGGAATAAATATCCAGATCTAAACACCCCGACCAGACTGTCCTACCAGGAAGACACATTTTGTCTACCGGTACCGATTGGATACTGCTCTTTCTCGTTTGTATCACGCCAGATACATCAACCGTACTGATGTACGTGTTGGTATCTATTCGTTCTAACGTTCTCGAAAAATCAGTAAACCAATCGACTACGAACGAAAAGGGAATCCAATCCCAAATGTTCTGTAGAGACGGAAATATGTCCCAATCCATCATTACTTTACAGAGTGATAAGAATTTATCACTATCCGGGGAATAGTATAATTTAAGATTATACTGATCCAAGACCGGATATCCCCTCAAGGGACCTTTAGTAGCGATGGATACGCTCTTATCCATAGCACGACAAACAGAATAACCTTTATGTTTTCTGCGTTCGACTATGGATTTGCTCAAGGCATTGCCAAGTTCTTCCGAATCGGCTATTAATAAACGAAAGCCGTATTTGAAAGATAACCAGGCATCCGCGAGGGCTTTTAAGTTAAGTTTCCCGTGAAGTAATCTTACG